AATCAATCCAGAAAAGCGCGGAGATCGTGCTAGACAGATTGAGCATGTGTTTATTGAAACACCTGTAGGCGAAAGATTTCTACTAGACTACACAAATTTACATGGCGCAAGAGCAGTAGCAAATCATTTACGCCACGGTGGTTCAATTGGCGACGAAGGCAGTAAGTTAATCAACGAAATGGTCAAGGAAATGGCCAGCATGAAACATTTTGTTCGTTCAATGCGTAATCGTACTTTTGAAGATGCAGAAACAACCGGTATGGTTGAGGCTGCTATGCACAGATATAATGAAGTAAAAGAAAAATTAAAAAAGTTTCAAGGTCGTCAAGGACAACAACTGTTGATGGATATGTTGGCAGATTCGCATGACGTAGACCAAGAAGTAGATATTGATGAATTACGCGAAAGATTTGTTAAAAAGATCTACGATGATAGATTTAATGAAGCATTACCATATGTGTACAAAGCCTATCAAAACAGAAAACGAACAAACAGCAGAATTTGAATCATGGGCTACCGGTGTAACCGAAACCACTTGGGATTCCGATTCAGACGACATTGACGAAGATAATTTAGCAAGACTATTTCAAAAACCAATTGCAGCTGGTATGGATGGTGTAGATGGTATTGCTGCGATAGATCACGTCCAAGATTTAAATGCAGAAGATTTGCAAAATTCAATAAAAAAATTATCACAGGTACAAGGACCAGATGCAGACATTAGAAACACAATCATCGGTTGGTTGATGTCGAACGGTGAACGAGCACTTGCCCAAAGCTTGCTTGCAATGATGCAGCAACAAAATGCTAATACACAACCAGCACCACAACAACCCACACCACCGCAGCAACCAGTTGGTGCTTCAACAATGGATCAACCAGTTGTGAGTGAAGATGTAGAAATGATTCGTTGGTTGAGTGGTTTGATTAAAAAATAAACAAAAAACTTTTGACACGCTAAATACATTTGTTATACAATTGCACGGTGCAGTTGTATATCTAGGCACAAACATTATGGCATTTTATAAGGAGAAACATTATGGCCACATCTTTAGCAGAAATTCGCGCTAAACTACAAGCGCAAGAAAACCGTTCACAAGGCGGGCAATCACAAGGCGATAACGCCATCTATGCACACTGGAACATTCCAGAAGGCTCTAGTGCAAAAATTCGATTCTTACCAGACGCAAACACAAACAACTCGTTCTTCTGGGTTGAGCGACTGATGATTCGCTTGCCATTTGCAGGCATCAAAGGACAAGCAGATTCAAAGCCTGTTGTAGTACAAGTACCTTGTGTAGAAATGTACGGCGACGCCTGCCCTATCTTGGCAGAGGTTCGTACTTGGTTCAAAGATCCAGGTCTAGAAGAAATGGGTCGCAAGTATTGGAAAAAGAAATCATATTTGTTCCAAGGTTTTGTAAGAGAAAATCCACTAGCGGACGACAAAACACCTGAGAATCCTATTCGTAGATTCGTTATTAGTCCCCAGATCTTTAATTTAATCAAGGCTGCACTAATGGACCCAGAACTAGAAAGCATGCCTACAGATTACACCGCTGGATTGGATTTTACTGTTACTAAAACCAGTAAAGGTGGTTACGCAGATTATTCAACTAGCAAGTGGAGTCGTAAAGAGACTGCACTAACAGCACAAGAACAAGGTGCCATTGATAGTTTTGGTCTCTATAACCTAAGTGACTTCTTGCCAAAGCGTCCTGGCGAAGTAGAATTAAAAGTTCTCAAAGAGATGTTTGAAGCCAGCGTAGATGGACAAGCATACGATCCAGATCGTTGGAGTCAATACTACAAGCCCAGTGGCTTTCAAGGTCGTGGCGGCGACGATGTAGAGGCTGCTGCTCCTGTACCAAAAGCAGCCGCTACTCCTACTCCAGTTCAATCAGCTGCACCATTTGATGTGGATGAAGAGGATGATGCACCAGTCGCTACTGCTCCAGTGCAGGCAGCACCAGCTAAACCTTCCAGTCAGCGAGCCGAGGACATCTTGGCTATGATTCGTAACAGAGCAAAGTAATAAAATAGTGGGCTCAATGCCCACTATTTTTTCCTATGAAAATACTACTAGTATTTGAAAATTCAGGTGATGTTATTCCTTTTTCAGTAAAGTATAATCATGACCTTGTTGAATACTTTGTTCATACTACAGAAACAAAGTCTCAAAATTCTTTTGATGTAGATAACATTTTTGTAACCAATATTGATTCTAAATTAAGTGAATTACATTGGGCTATAACAAAAACCAATGAAGTCTTAAATTATCTAACAGACCAAAGTTTTGTTCAAAAAAATAATTTCCTTGAATATTTAGATCAGGCATTTCTTAATAAAATTCATTCGGACTGGGTAGTTTCACAATGTGAAAAAATTAATATAGATAAACTTAGATTAAGTACTGTTAGAGATAAATCAAAGTTTGGTCATATGCTACACGAAATGTATCCTGATGAAATAAGAACTATTAGTATCGCAGAAGCACTTAGTAAATTAGGATATATTTTCCCTTATGAAGAAGTTAACATGGGAGTTCATAGATTAGAATCATGCTTTACTGATATAGAATTTAAAACTAAAGATAAATGGGAAGTGTTTCATAATCCATTTGTTGAAAACATGGTAACTAACAATGATATAGTAAATTTTTCATTTGCGTATACGTATGTTGGTAGGCAGTTCTATAATAAATTTAGATTTTTTGATCTAAACTTAGAAAATCCCGACAATTACAATTATGAAACTTTGGAATTCGCTTTTCAAATAAATTTAAGTCAGCCCGAAACTATTCCATTTAGTAAAGAAGCAATAGATTGGGCAAGTAAAAACAATATAAAGCTTGTGGCAGAAAAAATTCCCATTGGGAACATTATTAACTTAGAGCAACATCTGTTTGATTACAGAAAACTTTTATATAATAATATTAAACAACAAAATAAAGCAAAATTAATTTTAGAATGAGGATAAAAAGATTATGGCAACTAAACCATTTGACGTAAGCAAATTTCGTAAAAGTATTACAAAAAGTATTGACGGTATCAGTGTGGGATTCAATGACCCAACAGACTGGATCAGCACAAACAACTACGCTCTTAACTATCTTATCAGCGGGGACTTTAATAAGGGCATTCCGATGGGTAAGGTTACTGTATTTGCTGGCGAATCTGGTGCGGGTAAATCCTTTATCTGCTCTGGAAATCTCGTCAAGAATGCACAAGAACAAGGCATATATGTTATTCTCATTGATACTGAGAACGCACTTGATGAAGCGTGGTTACACGCACTCGGTGTGGACACTAGTGAGAACAAACTTCTCAAACTCAATATGGCCATGATTGATGATGTTGCCAAGATGATCACCGAGTTTGTGAAAGAATACAAAACACTACCTGAAGATCAAAGACCTAAAGTATTAATCGTACTAGACAGTCTGGGCATGTTACTAACTCCTACAGATGTCAATCAGTTCGAAGCCGGCGACTTGAAAGGTGACATGGGCCGTAAGCCCAAAGCACTAACTGCCTTGGTTCGTAACTGTGTGAATATGTTTGGCAGCTTAAACATCGGGTTAGTTGCCACCAATCATACCTATGCAAGTCAAGATATGTTTGATCCGGACGATAAGATTAGCGGTGGACAAGGCTTTATCTATGCAAGTTCAATTGTGGTTGCTATGCGTAAACTCAAACTCAAAGAAGATGAAGATGGCAACAAAGTTACAGAAGTAAAAGGTATTAGAGCAGCTTGCAAGATCATGAAAACACGCTATGCAAAACCATTTGAAAGTGTGCAGGTCAAGATTCCTTATGAGTCCGGTATGAATCCTTATAGCGGACTTGTGGACATGTTTGAAGGAAAAGGTTTATTACAGAAAGAAGGTAATAGTCTTAAATACACGCTAGCAGATGGTACAGTAATCAAGCAGTTTCGTAAAGCTTGGGAACGTAACGAAGATAATAGTCTTGATCGTGTGATGAAAGACTTTGCTGCTAACCCACATAAAGATACCACTGCTGTTCAACCAGAAGAGGAAACTGTCGAATGAGTATTGATGTTGAAGTGTTAATTGAATCTTATATTACGCTCAAGGAATACATTCCTGCCAAAGAACGACAAGCAGCCGCTGACAATTTAGTCAGCATGCTTGTTGATAATTTAAGCGACAAAGAGCTAAGAGAATTTGGTGGCACTGATAGTTATACCAAACGTGCCATTGAAGAATATCTCGACGACGAAGACGAAGAAATTGATTACGAAGACTAATGTGGTATAATCGTGTTGTTGCAGACCTTGGAGAAATTCCGGCCTTCATTGATTATTATGAAGGTGAACTTGCGCAGGCAAAAACAGAGACATTTATACGAGGTAATGTTGAAAAGTCCGCTGCGAATCTACCGGGTATTACAGAGCACAGATTTAACCAGCTTCAGGAGATCGAGGCTGTACTTAACTATCTTAATATACAACTTCGCAAGATTAGACGAAAGCATTTTCAAAAATACTTGGAATCTTATGCCCGAGCTCTTAC